ATTCTTCGTGTCCACCAGGAAATCCTAAACCTCTTAACCATCCGTGTATCTCCTGATAGTTTTCTAAATTTTCATCTACTAAAAATGTTATAGTTAATGGTTCGTAAGTTAGTTTCTCACCAGGCAAAGGTATATCTCTAAATGGTGTAGGTTGTGCGTAATTATCTGCTAGAGCAATACCAGGAAGATTAACTTGTGTACAAAAATATTCTACTTTAGGTAGTTTAAGAATATTAAATTTAAACTTTGTAGGATCAGCGTAATCTTGTTTAGTTGGTTGTCTTCTAAATGTATTTGTAGTAGTCATACTACTATTTATCTGTTTCTTTATCTACTTCTTCCCACTCTTTTGTTTGGGAATCCATCTTTAATTTCTTCTCATTTTCAGTCAAAACACTTTGTTTTTGCTCTGCTTCATCTAGTCTTTGTTCAATCTTTTCTAATGCGTTAGGTTTTTGTAAGTGTTTAAGACCTAATGCTATGATTGTAATAAAGGCGCCAACGAGTAATATGCCTAGTAATTCTTTAAATGGGGTTTTCATACTTTTATTTATGCTAAAAAAAAGGGGCGGTTTTGAGGCCGCCCCTTTATAAGATCGTCAAACAACGATCAACCTATATTACATTATGTTTGTAACTTGTACTCTTTGGTAGTATCTGTTACTATTTGCAGAACCAGCGTGGTTCACAGCAGTAGCAGATCCAGAGATTGCACCAGTTTCAGCAAACGGATTAGCAACTAAGCCATATCTAGTTTTGAAACCGATTTTAGGTTGGAAAGTGTCTTGTCCAACTGCTCTTACCATTTGTAGAGGTACATATGGGCAGTAGAATATACCAGCGTCATATGGTGAAGTACCTTTGTAACCTACAACATAATACTGCTTAGCAGCACTATTAGCAGAGTATGGATCAATGTACACTTTATATCTTCCGTTTAATGTACCAGCAAAAGTATTACCAGTATCATCTACTGAAAGATTGTTGTTTAATGCAGGAGTGTAATCTAAAACACCAGCCATTTGTAAAGCACTAGCAACGTCAGCAGAACAGATAATCATATTACCTTTTCCTCTTCTTGTTCTTTGTGCAATTCTATTAGCATCTCTCTCTAATTGGAACATAAGACCTTTGAATCTTTCAACTGACCATCTTCCGTTTGAGTCTGTGTCTAAATCAAAAACACCAGCTGTTGTTGTATTAACAGCGGCACCTTTTTCTGCATTGATATAAATTGTTCTTACAACTTCTCTATTGATTTCAGCAAGAATTTCAGCAGACAGAATATTTGCTAATTCTGTTTCTGCGTCTAAACCGTGGATTGCTTTTAAGTCTTGAGCAAGTTCCATAGTGTATTCTGCTTTAAGAGCTCTACTTCTTGCAGTTACCGTAGATTTCTCAATTGAGAAAGCCATTTCAGCAAACTGATTACCAGAAGAATCACCTAGTGCTTCAGCAGAACCAGTAGTCATTCCTTGACCTCTGCTGTAGTTACCACTTTGGTCACCACCGTCGTTTAACACGCCAGGGTTTGTTCCTCTATGTTCAGTTCCTGATGAACCGTCTGGACTAGCACTTGAGTCACCAGCAGCATTTCTACTAGAGAAATCTGTGTCTGCTTCGTCAAATAATGCTTCGTTTCCAGTTTGTGAAGTAAATCTGCTTCTCATTGCAAATATTAAGCCAGTTGGACCAGTCATTGGTTGTACACCAGCAATATCGTAAGCAATAAGGTTAGGCATAGCTCTTCTTACTAAAGAAATTAGGATTGGATCCCAATTAGCAATAGCAGAACCTGTAGCATTCGTAGGCGCATTTTCTGATAAGAAAGCTGCGTCTTCTTTCATAGCTCTTTCTTGGTTCTCCAAGATAGTAGCTGTAACGGCACGTCTGTAAGAATCCTTAACTTTTGGTAAGTCAGGGTGTTCTAGGACAGGCTGCCATTTTTTTTCGTATTGTTCAGATAAGTACATATCTTCTCCCTATTTACTATATTTAATTAGACAACTTAATGTCTTTTGTTTTACTTATAGCGGCACTATAAGCAGCCATTGCGTTAGTTAAATCAGGATTTGCCTGATTTGACTCTGCCGCCACATCATCTATCTCACTAGAAGTTTCTTTTTTACCAAAGTAAGATTCTTTAATAGTATCTACTTTAGATTTAAAATCTTCTGCGTCTTTATAGTCAATCTCTTCAGCAAGTTTGTTAAATTTTTCTTTTTGAGTTTCAGCTAAATCAGCAGACGCCTCATCTATGATGTCTTGTCTTTTGTGTTCGCCGTTCTCTTTAGATAATTCAACATTCTTTTCAATTGATTCGTTAAGTTTCTTTTCTAACTCCTCAATTTTAGAAGCTTGATCTTCTAAAACATTGTATTTTTCGTCTGGGACATCAATATAATGGTCTTCAAATAGTTTTTTCAAACCACCAATAAAGTCCTCAGCGATTTCGCCTTTGATACCTCTTTCTAAAGCAAGTTCGTTTTCTTTCATCCACTCTTCCACTACATAAGCAAGGTAAGAGTCAACTTTTTCTACTAACTCATCTTTAGATTTTGAAGTTTCTTCGGTTAATTTTTTGTCGTAGTCTGCCTGCATTTCTTCAGCAATTTCTTTTACTTTAGATTTAATTGCTGTTTCAAATACGGTTGCAGCCTTCGTTTTAAATTCTTCCGATAATGAATCCTCTCCAGCGATAAGAGCGTCAACGTGTTCTTTTACGTCTATCTCTTTTTCTTTTTTCTCGTCTTCTTTTTTATAAGAAGCCTTCATCTGCATTTCTTTTTTCTCTTTTTCCTTAGACATAGGTTCAGCCATTTCTTTCTTCATTTTTGAAGCGTTCATTGAACCGTAACCTTCTTCTTTTTCGTCTTTTTTCTTCATAGGTTCCGCCATTTCTTTTTTAGCGTCATCTTTTTTGTCTAGGTACTTTTTAAGACCTGCAGGCATTTCGCCTTCTTTGATTTCTTTATCTTCCGAGTCTTTGTCAGTTTCTTTTGATTCCATAGCCTTACCAGGATGTTTTGAATCAAGTTTAGGCATAGGATCAGGTGATCCTTCTGATTTTTGAGCAGGATCTCCAGAAACTTCTTTAACTTTGCTCGTTGCGTCAGGATTGCTGTCAGTTGGTTTTACAACTGCTTTACCTAAATCTTCGTGGTCTGCCATTTTAGCAATATGCGAAGGTTCAGCTGGTACAGCATTTTTCTTAGGAGCGTCTGGAGCTACTGCTTCCATCACTTCTTTTCCTGCTTCAACAAGTGTTTTTTCTGTTTCGGCCATTGAAATCTCCTCTTAATTTTAAAACTAGTTTTAAATTGTTCTAATACTGATATTTATAAAACTAGAGATTTTTAAGAAAGTTTGCAAAGACTTTCGCTTTTGCCTCTGCTAAAGCGTGTCTTTTCGCACTTTCTATCTCTCGTTTCCAGGCGTCTATATTCCTTTCAACGAGTACTCCATTGTCCCAAATCCACTCTTTATTCTCCATAATACCTTCTACGAAAGCGTCTGGAGCAGACGGATCTGCTACAATATCAGCAGCGGTTGCCAAGTAAAAGTCATCTTTTACGTAGTTAGCGCCACCTCTGGTTTCTAATGAACCCATACCTCTACTAGATACTCCTAATTGAGCACCTTCGTCAATAAGACCTTTAACAATCTTACCATAAGGTGTGTTCATTATCTTTGCTTCACCAATAAAGTTTGCGCCCTCTGGATAGAGTTTCGTAATCATATGTGATACTCTTTCCAGATTTACCGTAGGTCCGTCAGGATGTCCTAACTCACCAAATGCTCTTTTCTTATTGATAAATTCTGCGTTATATCTTTTTACTTCCTTATTCAATATGTCTTTTGGATAGACACGCCCATTTCTATTTTTAAGATCGGATTGTAAAAAGACACCTCTAATTTTATAATCTTTTTTACCGTTAGTTTCTTCAACTAGGTATTCTGCGTTTTGTATTTCTTCGGATATAAGTTTCATACTTCTCTCTCTTATGTACTATTTATACTATTTTTTATCTAAACTCTACTAAAATCGTGTAATTATCGCCTACTACAAAATCTCTAGTAGATATTAAAACATCACCTGTAGGTGTAGTAGCATTGTTAGTAATTTCATTACCAGCAGTTCTTAAATCCCAATAACCTTGACCACCCATTAACATAGCAGTTGCGTTAGTTTCTCCTGCCCATATTAATTCTACACTTGCGTCACCTTTAGCAGTATTTACAGACCACCATATCTTTGCAATCTTTCTATTACCATCTGCTGTCATAAAAGTTGTAGTTGAAGCGTCTATTTTTTTGACTAAAGATTCACCTGAACCATCTGATATGTTAGTCATCTTTGCAACAAACTTAACTCCAGATGTATCCGATAATACTTGTGTTGTAACTATATCTGCCATATCTATTTCCTATTGGGCGTCATAATAAGTTTTAGAAAGTTCACCTCTTTCGGTAGTTTCGCCTGTCTTTCTACACCTTATGTAAACTTGTACCGTACCTCCACCTGGTTTAGTATATGTTCTTATACCACCAGATATAGTAGAGTTACTGCCATCAGCAGAATCTTTATATGTATTGGATATAGTGGCAGCATTATCATACTCCCATATTCCATTTGATCCTGGTACTGCTACAAACGCCATATTATTCTCCTGTTTGTTCTCCTATTTCTAAATCAAAGTATTCTTCTAAATCATCTTTGTTTACATTATGATGATCGGCAACTTTATCAACTGCATTTTCAAAGTTGAATATTAAATTGCCTTCACTCTTTACTAATTTAAAAACATCATTTACTGCCTCTTTCATAAGTGGCGATAAATTTTTAAATGCGTTACTATTAAACGCCTGGTTGTTCTGTACTAGCTGGCTGACTTTCTGCATCCGATACCTCTGGTGTTTCTGGTTGTGTTTCTGCTTGAGCAATTGCCTCTTTGCCTGTAGGTTCAACTTGTCCATCTGGTGTAAAAGTACCTGTACCTGCGATCTCTGGTTTAGGATCACTATGAGGTTCTGCTTTAAACATAGCGCCTGCTATATCTTGTCTTTTAGTATCTAAAGCGTCACCGACTTTTCCTCTTACTGCGTCTTTAAAAGCGTCACCAGCACCAACCATATCGTTTTGTGCCAACTTGTCTATAAAATTTTTAACTTCTTCACTCATATTTTACTCCTTATAATATATCATCACCTGTAACTTGTGTTTCTGGCGATGAAATAACGCCGTCATCAATTTCTTTTTTGATTTCAGCATCCATTTTCTGTATTTCTGACTCTGTTTGTCTTAATATATTTCTTCTTACATAATTTACAGAATAATATTTACCAACATAATCTCTAACTTCTCTTGCTAAATTAAGTCTTTCTCTTAACATTTCAGAATTTTTTAATTCTGCAAAGTGACCATCTTGCAAGAAGTCATAGAAAATATTATCTCTTATCATTGGCCATTCTGTTTCTGCAATGACATTTTTGATAATTAATTGTGTTCTTAATAAATCATTAAATAGTTCAGTAAATTTCTTTCTTAATCTACCTACAAATTTAGTAAATTTTAATTCATCTCTACTAATTTCACTAGCACGACCAAGATTAAATCCTTGACTTGCCTCTAATCTACTTACAGGCACGTTTAATGATCTATATAATTTTGCTCTAAAGTATTCTATGTCTGCTATCTCGCCTAAATTAGCACCACCAGGAAGAGTAGTAATATCTGTTCCTCTACCACCTTCTCTACTTGGCAACCAAAAGTCTTCAAGCATTGACATATAATTTCTGTCATCTCTTATTTCACCTGTACTTGCGTCATAGACAAGTTTATTTCTATATCTTGCCATAACATCTCTTAAATATTGTTCTGCTTTAACTTTAGGTAGATTACCTACGTCAATTTTAAATATTCTTCTTTCAGGTGCTCTAGCAATTCTGTAAATAACTGCCGAGTCTTCAATCATTCTTAATTGATTGACAGGTTTGATTGCCTTATGTAAATAAGATAATACTAAACCGTTTTTGTTTTGATCTATAACACCTGATGGACAATATGCAATTGTGTCAGGTGCAATTTTAATACCTTGTATTGCAGCCGAACCTTGTATACCTCTTTCATTATATACAAAATATTCTACCGTTTCGTCTGCTATATTAATGTTAGTAGGAGAAACTAAACCTTCTGGTCTTCTCTTTCTAACTTCTCTAATTTTCTTAATTTTTCTAGGATCAAGGTATTTTAATTCTTGTATTCCGTTTTTAGGATTTTCTGCGTCAATGATCTTTTGGAAAAATATTCTTCCGTCAACATACCATCGTCTAAAAAGATCGTGTCCTCTAGTATTGAATTGTAGTAATCTCAATACATCTTTAAATTCTACTTCTATCGCTTGTTTAATTTTAGATGAGTAATCTAAATTATCCGTAACAACTTTTACTGATTGTCTATTTTCATTAGAAGTAATTGCCTCATTGACAATATCCTCAACTGCCATATCACATTCTGGATGTAAAGCAATTTCTCTATATCTTCTAATTAAATCCTGCTCAGTTTTAGCAGTACCTTCCATATCAAGGTAACTACCAAAGAAACCACCAGCGGCAACTACCTGTGTGCCGTCTTCCGCTTGAGGTTGACTAAACTGTTGTTTTGGATCTGTTCGTGGTTTTACTCTTGTTATATTAAAACCAAATAACTCTGCCATAATTTATTCCTTTTTTTAACTACTTATATTAGTTTTAAAAGGGCGCTTTTGACGGCGCCCTTTAAATTTATCTACTATGTAGTAGTGTTTGTTTCAAAATATTGATATTGAAAAGTTACTCCAAATGTTTCTACTTCGTCATTTGTTCCGTAATTCAAATCAATAGCCGCTACTTCCGTAGGAAAAGCGCCTCTTAAAGTATAAGATTTTAATGTATTACCGTTTCTGTCTAACTGGTCAACAAAAGCGTCAACTTGATAGTCAACAGGATTTGATAATCCTTCGTTGTCTGACATATTGTTGATAC